CGGGCTGATCATGTAGGTCAGCGGCCTGCGTGTGAGATAGTCCACATTCAGCCTCCGCCCCTCCAGCAGCGGGCACTGGTCCAGGTATTCCTGCAGCGCCCCGATGATGGTCTCATTCATTGTATTTCGCACCTGCTTTCTCAGCCGCGCCTTTGAGGATGTAGGTCCGGTGGTCAGTTTTCATTCGCTCGAACCAGTACGCGCCGCGGCGCGGGTCGTATTTGCGTGTGATATCTGTACGGTAATACTGCCAGGCGGCATAGGGCGCGATCTGATTGATCTTACCCGAGCCGATGACAGTACCGAGCGTGGCGCTCTTGATGAGCATGGAAGTCTGGATCGGAGTGTAGGGGGACATGAGGCGGAGGACTTCGGAGTCGATAAAGGCCTGTGTACGGAGAAAACCCTGGGTGTGCCGGGCCCCGAACGCCGGGTCCCATTGCAGCCGGGCAGTGACGGCGCCGCTCCCGTTTTTGATCTGCGTAACACTTCCGCGCGGCGTGGTGATGGTCAGCAGCGCCATGTTATTCGCCCTCGATCCGCCAGTGCTGCATCTGCAGACTGCCGCGCCGGTTGTCCCGGACGCGCAGGACCTTAAAGCTGTCCGGGAACATTTTCAGCACATCCGCAGAACTCGTGACTGCGGCGGACACAAGGCCTGGGGCGATCATGTCGCCTACATCCACGGCAATGGCGTCCCGGGTAAAGATGCGCACGGTCAGCGTATCGCTGGCGGTCTCTCCGGCCGTACCGGGCTGAGCGCCTTTTTTCGAGTACCAGCTCACACCCGGAAACTGCGTACAGCTCCAGACGTCCCGCCGCGCAGCTTCGTCCCACTCTTTGTGGAACAGGGTGCAGTCTGCGTTTTTAACGCCGTTCACGGCTGCACCCCCGTATACAGGAGATTGACGGGCCGGCACAGGTATTTGCGGCAGATGTGCAGCCGGGCGGCGTCCGCCGCGTCCTGCAGGCTTCCGTTCTCTGCGTTGCCGCGATAGGTCACGCTGTACCCGTCCACGCTCTCGCCGGCTACAGCCCCGCCTTTTGTGGCGAGGACGGCCTCATCCTGCCGCAGCATAGCGTCCGCCAGCTCACAGCAGCACTGTGCCAGCGCATCCCGCATGG